CGTCGGTCCATTACCATGCCGGGCTGGTTAGCCCTGCGCGGTATTTGGGATTCTATCCCGAATCTCAAAGGCTACATCTTCGAAGACCTCGACAGTCATGTTTTGCAACTTGACTGCCCAACGGTCCAACGACGCCGCACCGTGTTTCCTTGTAAGAGGAGCCGCGAGCGGTCCGTTGTATCGTCGGAACAAGGCCTTCGACTTGGTTCGTGCTGGTCTATCCCCCCCCCAACGTCGTTTGAATTTATCACCTACAAGGAGTCTATATTGGCTTTCAACCAACATATTCTCGTAGATGACGAGTCCAATGACGGGAACCGGTACACCTCCGTCACTTGCAGAACAAGTGAGTGGTTCGGAGGCAACCAGACGCCGAGAGAGGTGGTACTCTTTCGGACGCGCTGGTACCGGTACCAAGGGGTGGGGATAGAGGCCCTCCTTTGTGAATGGCGTCTTGCCTACCACGCCCCGCGCGATCAGATAATCTGGACCGCGGGACACGAGTGTCCCGAGCCTTCGCCTAAGGCTCACGGGGATGGCAAGACCTCTTCCCAGGTAGCCGAGCCCACCAATAGACTTCGGAAGACGAAGTCTTGGGTCTCGGTGACACCATGGGAAGAGAGTCCTCATAACTCTCTCTTGCCTGCGCAGATAGCGGCTACCACACCGCGTCTCTGCTGCAACCGGAGCACGAAGCCCCGGCGGCGGACAAGGGGGAGGAACGAAGACTTCCGTTCCACCTTCATCTTCACTTGGCCACGCAGCGACCTCGCACATCGTCCACCCGGACTCAGATGTGAAGGTCTTACGTCGGTTCAACTCACCACCACAACTGGCTATGGCGAAGGCATATTCTTCGACCTCATAGGAGGCCATAACCCTCCCCACAGCGTCATCGCCGTGGTGGCGAGAGCTGGAGAACGCACTGGTAGCCCAGGCGTTTACCCAGCTGAGAACGATGAAGGACAAAGGAGTGCCCATCGGAGATCCCCTCTTAGCGAGCCATCTGGTCCCTTCATAGGACCATTCAGTTCGCGGCTCCAGCCCGAGACCCCTTCGAGCGGCGTGAGCGTCCGACCTTCGGATCGCCCCGCCATCGACGAGGCCCTCGATGACTGCCCCTACGGCATCGTGAGAAAGGCCGTCAGTAGCTGCAGACAAGTCTACAGATACGAACGTACTTCCTTTTCGATGTCGAAGGCCCCCTGGTATTCCGTCTTGGACGTCGATCATCCAATGACCGGGTGCAAGCATCCGGGACGATCGACGGATCCAGTCCCCCTCGATGTAGGTGAGAGCGTCAGGTACGCCTACGACCCTCACTTTCATTCCGGGGAACGGCAGTGCTTCAAGCTTACAGCGGGGTGGCTCCTTGTTAAGGGAGCGCCACCGCCTAAGAGCAAGAAACCCTGCACAGCGGTACGCCAGGTTTATGTCCGCTGTCACTTCGGTGACCCAATCGACAAGCATCCATGTCTCGTCACCTCCTGGACCCTCCCCCCTTATACGAGGGTGGAAGGGCTCAAGGATGACCTTCGCGTTGAAGAGCGCGAAAGAGCCAATGGAGTCCTGTGCGTACTCGATCAGGTCATCGGCCTTGAGACGCTTCTCTACTATCCGGAAGAGTGGATCCCCGGATTTTGGAGGCGCCTCGCAGGCAGATCCGACAGCGAACAGGTAGCCATCGATCCCGCCGCGAGTGGCAGGCCACTCGTAGCAGGACGAGCTGGAAGAGGGAAAGACATTAGGAGTCACGATTCGCTTCGAACATCTTCTCGAAACGAAATCCTTCAAGTGACTCCTGATGTCCTCCGACATGGGAAACTCTGTCTTCGACAATTCAATCGACCGAGCTGCTGCTTCCTTGACCTCCACAGGTCTCGGCAGGGATCGGCTGAAGCGACTGAATGCGAAGCCGTCTCGCGGATGCGTCTCGGCGAGGCTCATAAACGCTCGAACAACGTCCTTACGTATATAAGGATAGCGTTCGTTCCTCTTATGACCCAGAGCCGCTCCGCGGACGAGTTGTGCGAGGAGCTTCAACTCCTGGGCTACGAACATCCAACCCCTTGTTCGGGAGGTTGTGACTACCCAGTGATGAAGCCACCAAGCACAACGCAGAGAATCCCAGCCAGCATGAACCAAGCCGCTCCAACAAGCTGTCCAAGTTTGTTGAAGCGGAGATTTATCACCTTCGCGGTGTCGGACCTCACGTGCTTCTTTCGAAGGGCGTGAGGGTCGGCTCCGTGGAATGGTCTTTATAAGCGATGAAAGTCGCTTATAGGTGTTCCG